GACTGGCAAAGGACTGGAGGCACATGAGGAAGCTGTGGCCATGGCGGTCTCGGCATTAAGAAATCAGCCAAGACCCGGACACTGGATCGAGTGCGGTGCTTATGCGAATCTGTTCACGTCAATGTACACATGCTCGGTCTGCGGACGTCACGGAGAAGGCACGCCATACTGTCCGTACTGCGGTGCAGACATGAGAGGAGAACAAAAATGATTGAACCATTGCATTTGTATCCGAAAGAGAAAGAACGGTTGCAAGAAACGGAGCGTCAAGGATATTCTGTACTCACTTGTAACAACTGGCTCTGTCCGTTCAACAATGACGGATATTGTGTATCTCTGATGCATGGCGATGAATGCAGTATTTACGGAGATGATGATTTTAATAAGTATTTAGATAAAGTGTACGATGCAAGGCTGTCGGATAGTCTGAGAGAACTGGCTAGGCTGCTGATGATTATGAAGTGGGGAAGAACGGAACAGGAGAAACAGAATGGGGATTGAAAACTATCCGAAACCGAACACACTAGGCGACGAGCCGATGAAAGACAAACAGGTCGGTGATACAATATATGTCAGAGGGACGATCGAGGCTTTCCGGACAGGAATGCGGAAGAAGGAAGTGCGTGTCAATATAAATGGGATCTCGATGTGGATCGATTACGAATGGCCAAAGGATAAACAGTAAGCGAGGAGATAGATGCTGATTGTGGGATTGATAATAGGGGCGATGATCGTGGCACCGATCGGGGTGATGCTGATGTCTATGATCTGGGTTAATCCCAGGGACGACTGGAAGGACAAACCATGATGATTGCGATAGGCGTGATACTGACACTGTTTGTGTTGGCATGGGATGGCATCGTGATCTTCTTCTTAGACGGTGATATTGAAAACATATTCGAAGAGGAGGACGAGGATGGGGATGATTCCGATTAAGATCGAGAGGCGTGACGGACGGATGCCTGTCATATTGTGCGAGAGCTGCCGATACTTCGATGAAGTCAATCCGGTCTCCGGACTCACACGATGCAGGAAGTGGAAGGTTTACGGACTGGCACGCAAGAGCGGATACTGTCACCTTGCTGAGAGAAAGAGGGCACGGGATGAGTGACATGACTCTCGACCGTCTGAGACAATTCAGAGGCATACAGAAGGAAGTGGTCGAGATACAGAGAGAAATCGACACGCTTTACTTCCCGATCTCATCGCCAAACGGACACCAAGGTCTCGGATCATCAACACCGGGCAATCCCACAGAGCGCGCAGTGTCCCGGATCATGGCGCTGCAGGAGAAAGCCGAAGCACTGACCGCACAGCTCGCTCATGAGCTGGAAGAGATCGAGGCGTGGCTGTTAACAGTGGAAGACCATGAACTCAGGGCGATCATCCGTGCGCATTACTTACTCGGGGACAGCTGGGCAAGATGCACGCAGAGGATTCTTAATTATGAATATTCAGACACTGCGAAGAAAAGAGTCTACAGATATTTCGGGCTGATTAAATAAATCGGACCGTCACGGACCGATAATATAAGCTATAGTAATACAGGTGAAAAAGGACAAGGTTTATGGGCTACCTGTCCTTTTTTCGTGTGTGCGCCGGGCACTGAACAGCACACAGGCACGGGATCATAAATGCATATTCACCTCCTTTCAGAGCCTTCTTCTCGGCTCTCTTTTCTATGAATGCATAGTGTCCGGCATTATCAATACCAGGAGGCAGATATGACAATCAAAAAGCAGAGATACCGCCCGGACATGGACGGATCATTTAAACAGGCATACGACCGTAACAGGAAGACCGTACTGGCACAGGCGGAAGTGTGTGCGATCTGTGGCATGCCGATCAACAAGCGATTGAAGTTTCCGGATCCGATGTCAGCAACCGTGGATCACATCATTCCAATTGCCAGGGGGGGTCATCCAAGCGATCCGCAGAACCTGCAGGCAGCGCATCTGATCTGCAACCAGATTAAAGGCGCAAAAACAACAATTGAACTGAATGGTAATCTGGTACAGGAATCAAAATTGATCAGCAACAGAGTATTGCCAAAATCGATGGACTGGACAAGGTATGGGGCATAACTCCCTCTCCCTCTTCGAGTTTCGAACCTCTGCAGTGACTCGTAAAATATTTCGCATCCAAGCACCGAACCGTGTGCTTTTTTTAGTTAAAGGAGGATCTGATTATGCAAGATTATTACGGAATTGCCTATCTCAGGCAGAAACTGGACAGGAAACGTGTCCGGGTGAAGAAACGCTATGAATACTACGAGCAGAAAGCCATAAAACAGCGTGAATCCAAGCTGACACCGTACTGGCTGAAGGGTCTGTATGATGCTTGCGTTGGATGGAGTTCAAAGGCTGTGGATGCGCTGTCTGACCGTCTTGTGTTTGAGGGATTCACCGATGACTCTGACATTTTCGGTGCAAATCAGATCTTCAGCGCAAACAATCCGGATATCATGTTCGATTCGCTGATCCGTGAAAGCATGATCGCATCCTGCGCCTTTGTGCATATTACGCATGGCGAAAATGGTGAGAAGATCCCACGCTTGTCCGTGCTGACTGCAGACAATGCGACAGGTGTGATCGATGAGTTCACCGGATTGTTGAAAGAAGGATATGCGGTACTGGACATGGACAAGAACGGACAGCCGATACTGGAAGCATGGTTTACACCTGAGTTTACCGAGTATTACATAAAAGGCGAACAGCCATACAGGGAAGTCAACCCTGCCAGATATCCTTTGTTGGTGCCGGTTGCATATCGCCCGGATGCAAAGAGACCATTCGGACATTCACGCATCTCAAGGGCATGCATGTACTATCAAGAGTTTGCCAGGAACACTTTGGAAAGGGCAGAGATCTCCGCAGAGTTCTACTCATTCCCTCAAAAGTATGTAACTGGCTTGGATCCGGAGACTGATCCGCTCGATACATGGAAGGCAAGCATCTCTGCCATGCTGAGATTTGACAAAGACCAAGATGGAGATTCGCCAACGCTTGGACAGTTCACTCAGCAGAGCATGGCACCATATACCGACCAGTTGCGCACTGCAGCTGCAATGTTCAGCGGTGAGACTGGCTTGACTTTGGATGATCTGGGATTTGTCACAGACAACCCATCTTCTGCAGAGGCAATCAAGGCAGCGCACGAGAATCTGCGCATGACCGCTCGCAAGGCTCAGAGGACATACGGCACGGCATTCGCCAATGTCGGATACCTCGCAGCTTCTTTGCGTGACACCGAGCCTTATTCACGTGCATTGGTCAGCGACATGAAGGCAAAGTGGTTGCCTGTATTTGAACCGGATGCAGCGATGCTGAGTTCAATCGGCGATGGTGCCATCAAAGTTAATCAAGCTGTCCCTGGTTATTTCTCCAGAGACACACTGGAAACCTTGACAGGCATCGAGGGCGGATTTGAAGAGACAGGCGAACCGGTAGAGGTGGAAGAGAATGTCTGATTTTGGACAGGCTCTTCTGTCTGGCATATCAAAGCGGTTCAATGCGAATCTGAGAGCAGACAAGAAGATCCGCCAACTGGCAAGGAAGGTTCGTGACAGCACGGATTACAACGATGCATCACAGTACGCTGAGAGACTCGGAGAATTGCTTTCTGAGGCGATGAATGAAGGTACGGTGGATTTGTCATTCATGTCCGATGAAGTGGCTAGAGAGCTCTTATATCCGCTTCTGGAAGGCGATTATGACTTAGTCTGTGAGGCTGTTGAAGCGGTGCAGAAAAACATGTATTCACAGATCGGCACAGGTCTGAATGTGGCATTGCCGGAACTGGACACCAACCGGATTGAAGGACTGGTCAGCAAGATTGCAAGTTATGCCACATTCGATGAGGCTCGGTGGCTGATCGATGAGCCGATTGTGAACTATTCCATGTCTGTGGTTGACCAGGGCATGAGGGACAACGCAAAGAAGGCTTCCGGTGTTGGCTTCACCGCAAAGATCGTCCGAGAGCCGGAGCCGTTCGGGCTGAAGTCTCGCAAAATCGGTCGCAAGACATATACATACAGAGTGCCATGCAAGTGGTGTTCCGGTCTTGCCGGCAAATGGGATTACGAGGATGCACCGGATGACGTATACAAAAGGCATGCCTTCTGCAGATGCACCGTCACATACCAGATCGATGGTTCAAGACAAGATGTCTACAGTAAACGTATGTGGTCGGAAAGCGATGCAAGCGCAAAGGCTCAGCAAGTCAGAGAAGCAGAACAGAGGGTTGCTGAAGATTATGCAAGACTGAATGTCCGCAAGATCGTCAGCTCGCTGACGGTTAACGAGCGTGGCGCACGAAAGATCTTGTCCGATTACGGAGATGAGATCGCAAGAGACGGACTGGCAACGGTGGTCGAACGTCTCAGAAACAATCAGAAATTATTGAATCAGAAATACAGATAAGGGGTAACAGGGATGGAAACCAGGATCGGTAGCCAGTTCCCTTCCCAATACATTATTTTGCCGTTTAAGAAATCCCTTGGGACTGATGCCGTAAAGTCCTACGAGGAAAGCGGAAGGAAAGCACAAGACTGGCAGAAGCTGTTGATCGAGAACATCATGGCAGTCAATGATGACGGTCTGTGGGTGCATTCCAAATTTGGCTATGAAGTTCCCAGACAGAACGGAAAGGGTGAAGTCATAGCCATGCGTGAGTTACAGGGTTTGCGCAACGGTGAGCGTATTTGTCACACCGCTCACAAGACATCGACATCACATAGCGCATTTGTCCGTCTGATGGGCATTCTGGCAGATGCCGGATACCATGAAGTTTTAAGACGCAAGAAGGGCGAACAGATGCCCGAAAAGTCATTCAAAGCAACAAAACAATACGGCCTTGAACAGATCTTCATGAGCGATGGCGGATACATTGCATTCCGAACCAGAACCGAATCGGGCGGTATCGGTGAATCGTTTGACCTGCTGGTCATAGACGAAGCGCAAGAGTACACGCAGACTCAGCAGGGTGCTTTGATGTACACCATCGCAGCATCCCCGAATCCGCAGACGATATTCTGCGGAACACCGCCAACGGTATCATCCAAAGGCGATGTGTTTGTCCCTTTGCGTGACAGGGTGCTTTCAGGGCAATCCCAGGATACAGGATGGGCGGAATGGTCAGTCTACCAGTATCCAAAGGACATCATGGACACGGATCTGTGGTACCAGACAAACCCATCCCTCGGAACTATTCTGAGAGAAAGAACCATCCGTAATGAAGACGTGTCCAACAATCTAGATTTCATTATTCAGAGGCTTGGTTACTGGCACCGGTACGAACTGAAATCCGAGATCACCGAGAAGGACTGGACACGCTTGTGTGTTCCTATGGTCCCGGATCTGAAAGGAAAGATCGCTGTCGGAGTCAAGTTTGGCTCAGATGGTAAGAATGTGGCATTGTCCATTGCCGTCAAGACAGAAGACGGAAAGGTGTTCCTGGAATGCATTGATTGTGCACCTCAGAGCGATGGCTTTGAATGGATGATCAGATGGATCCGTGAATGCAAGGCTGTCGGACTGGTCGCAATTGATGGCAAAGGCAAGTCCGAGCTGTTTGCGGACATGCTGAAAGCGGAATGCCCGAAGGTCAAGGCTGTCATACCGGCATACGGTGAGATGGTTGTGGCTTGTTCCGGATTCCGCCAGGCAATTGACACAGGTGGCATCGTTCATTGCAATCAGCCGAGCGTGACACAGTCTGTATCTAACTGCGAAAAGCGCATGATCGGTACAAACGGAGGCTTCGGCTTCAGATCCCTAAAGGAAGAGATCGAGGTGGCAATCGTTGAATCGCTTGCCATCGCACACTGGGCATCGTCCCAGATCAAGGAAAAGAAACGGCAAAGAATCGGGTATTAAGCGCAGAATCTCAACTGCGCTTTTTACATATTTACGCTTACACAGCGGTTAACAGTGGGAAAAGGAGAAAACATGGCTGAATTTAAAATCATCAACACACAGGAAGAATTTGACGAACGCATCAAAGAGAGGCTCGAAAGAGCAGAGAAGAAGATCCGTGAAGAGTACAAGGGATGGACTTCTCCGGATGATCTGAAGGCACTCAATGAGAAGCACGGCGCAGAGGTCTTAAAGCTGAACCAGAGACACGCAGAAGAGCTGAAGAAGTACGAAGGGTATGACAAGACTTTTGAGGAACAGAAGAGCAAAATCCATGCTCTGGAAGTGTCTGCGCTGAAGACAAAGATCGCAAATGCAAAGCAACTTCCGTTTGATGCGGTTGAGTTCTTGCAAGGGGATGACGAGCAGTCGATTACAGAATCTGCGGACAGACTTTCCAAGCTGTCTACAGGCTACTCCCATGGCTTTACACGTACAACCGAAGAGCCACAGGAGTCATCTATGGATCAAGCCTTGAGAGGCTTGGCACAGTCTTTTAACAAATAGCAAAATAGCAAGGAGAAAGAAAATGGCAAACGTATTAACAAAGGGAACACTGCTTCCAACACAGATCGTTGAAGAAATGTTCAATACTGTAACAGGCAAATCCAGTCTGGCTAAGCTGTCCGGACAAAAACCGATTCCATTCAATGGAACAACAGAATTTGTTTTCAGCCTCGACAAAGAAATCGACATCGTAGCTGAAAACGGCGCAAAATCTAACGGTGGCGCAACAGTCACAGCAAAGACAATCCGTCCTATCAAATTTGAATATGGTGTTCGTGTATCCGATGAATTTATCTACGGAACAGAAGAATACAGAATGAATGCTCTCAGAACATTCGCAGAAGGCGCTGCAAAGAAGGCAGCTAGAGGCTTCGATATCGCTGCTTTCCATGGTGTAAACCCACGTACAGGAACAACATCAGCAGTTATCAATGGTGAAGACTTTGACCACCTGGTAACAGCAAACACTGTTACATACAACGCTTCCACACCGGATGCAAACATTGATGCTGCAATCGAACAGCTTGGCGAAGTAGATGCAACAGGAATCGCAATGTCCCCTGCAATGAGAAGTGCAATTGCTGCAATGACAGTAAACCAAGCACGCAAGTATCCTGAGTTCGCATTTGGCGCACAGCCGAACACACTCGGTGCTATGGATCTCGATGTAAACTCCACAGTATCTTTCGGCAACACAGCATCCGCAGGTGACCACGCAATTGTTGGTGACTTCGAAAATGCTTTCCGTTGGGGTTATGCAAAAGAGATTCCGCTCGAAGTTATTGAATACGGCAATCCGGATAACGATGCAACAGCAGGTGACCTGAAGGGACACAACCAGGTATATCTCAGAGCTGAGTTCTTCATCGGCTGGGCAATCTTGGCTCCGACATACTTCTCCAGAGTTAAGATCGGTGAATAATTGACGGAGGATTATTCCGTGCTGTACAAAAATATAAACACCGGAGTAATCATCGATGTAGATTGCAAGATCGGAGGTGACTGGGTTCCGGTCACCTCCGAGCCTGTCACAAAGAAAAAAGCTCCGGTCAAGAGAAATACAGGGAGGAAGAAAGCTGATGGCAAATGAACCATATGCAACAATCGAAGATGTTAGTATACTCTTTCGCCCCTTGACCCCCGAAGAGGTTGTGAAGACAAATGTTCTGCTTCCCATGATTTCCAATGAGTTGAGAGTCAGGGCAATCAATTTCGGCAGGGATTTAGACCAGATGATCGAGGCTCAACCGCTTCTTGCCTCGGTTGCGAAAGAAGTCACAGTATCAGTAATCAGCCGTATCCTCAGACAGAATCTGAATGGCGATGCAATGACACAGGAAAGCCAGAGCGCACTCGGATACTCATGGAGTGGTACCTATGCGGTACCGGGCGGAGGCATCGGCAATGCGATCCTTCCGTCAGATCTGAAGCGTTTAGGCTTGAAAAAGCAGAAGATGGGATGGTTTGATCCGTATGATCCAAGGTTCAACGGTAATACTCTGGGTTAGAGAACAGACAGGCACAAATCCGTTTGGAGAGCCTGTCTATGATCATGTAGCCAAGGTCATCAGAGATGTGCTGATCGCTCAGCCGACTCCGCAGGAACGCACCGATGAGCTGAATTTTTCGGGCAGAATGATCGAATATACTTTGGGCATTCCAAAAGGCAACACGGACAACTGGCAAGACCAGATCGTGGAGTTCTTCGGGCATAAATACCGCACATTCGGCATTCCGGAAGAAGGCATCGAGGCGAACATTCCGCTCAGATGGCATAAGAAAGTGAAGTGTGAGCGGTATGAGTGACCGCTTCGTGTTGGATCGCAAGGGTGTCAGAGAATTGCTGACATCTCCGGAAATGGCTGAAGTCATCGAGGAGTATACGCAGAATGTTCTGAACAGAGCCGGTGGCGGTTCTGCCGGATATTCCGCAAACGTCATGACTCAGAACAGGGCGGTAGGCAGAGTGTATGCCTATAACGCTACCGGTGCGAAAGACAACAACGAAAACAACACGCTTCTGAAGGCATTAGGGCAATGATTGAGCTGATCGTATTGAACTATCTCAAATCGGTGATGGACGAGCCTGTGGTCATGACAGAGCCGAGCAATCCGAATCCTGAGAATCCGCAGACGTTCGTGAAGATCGAAAAAACAGGATCCGGAATCACAAACCACATAAAAGAGGCTACCATAGCAATCCAGTCATATGCGCCTTCCATGTATGAGGCAGCGGTACTGAACGAAAAAGTAAAAGAAGCGATGGAACAGATAATCACTCTCGATGATGTCACGTCATGCAAATTAAACAGCGATTACGAATACAATCGAGAGTCAACTAAACAGCCTAGATACCAGGCTGTTTTTGATATTAGACACTACTAAGGGAGGATATCAATTTATGGCAAATACAGCACATGTTACAGCCGGCAAGCCAAAGGTCGGCGGTCATGTATTTCGTGCACCTGTCGGAACTGCTCTTCCGACTGATGCTACTACCGCCTTAAACTCCGCTTTTATCGATATGGGATACATCAGTGAGGACGGAGTCACAAACTCAAATTCGCCTGAATCCGATATCATCAAGGCATGGGGCGGAACACCTGTACTGACAGTGCAGACATCCAAGGAAGATACATTCGCACAGACTTTCATCAGCGCAATGAATGTTGAGGTTCAGAAGATGGTCTACGGTGCAACAAACGTCACAGGTACTGACGTAGCAAACGGCATTACAGTCACAGCAAATGCAAAGGAACTCGAAGAATACTCTTATGTCTTTGAGATGATTGCAAAAGGAAATGTTGCTCACAGAGTGGTACTGCCACAGGCTAAACCGTCCGAGATCGGCGATGTTGTATACACAGACTCCGATGCTGTCGGTTATGAGGTCACATTGTCCTGCTCAGCAGATGCCAATGGCAACACACATTACGAATACTGGCAGACTGCCTAATAACAGGATACTTCTATGATTAAAGGTGCTACGAAATCCGGACTTGAGTTTGAGATCGATGAAAATCGTCTGAACGATATGGAAGTGATTGACACTTTAACGGAACTGTCCGAAGCAGATACAGACAAATCAAACCTCGATCTCAGCAAGCTGTCAAAGCTGATCAGCAAGGTATTGACCAAAGACATGAAGAAAAAGCTGTACGATCATGTTCGTACAGAAGATGGAAGATCACCAATCGACAAAGTATCTGAAGAGTTCTTCGAGATTCTCCAGTACAATGGTGAGACAAAAAACTCGTAGCCCTTGCCGGCATCATTAACAAATACAAGACAGAGATGATCTGCGACCTCGCAGAGACATATCATGTTCTGAACTACAGAGAGCTGCCGCCATTAACGGTTGCAGCTCTTGTTGCCGGTTTGGGCGCAAATTCACGAATCAGAAGAAAGCAAGCCGGGGTGTATACTCCGGCAGAATTGTCAGTTTTGGCACTGATCTATGACAAAATGAGCCTGTTGCTATGGGCACAGTCCAAGGATGGTCAGAAGAACCGGAACAAGCCTGAATCGCTTTATCAGATGCTCAATCAGAAGCCGAAAGAAAAGGACATTGTGGCATTTGATACAGGAGAAGAGTTTGACCGAGCCAGACAGGCAATTATTAATAAGCAAGAAAGCAAGGAGGCAGAATGACCACACTAGGTAAGGCATACGTGCAGATTGTTCCTTCTGCTGATGGGATCTCCGGATCGATCACAAATATTATGAAAGGCGAGACCGAAAGTGCCGGAGAAAAGAGCGGTTCGCTTTTTGGATCCAAATTTATCGGTATCGCCACAAAAGCGATAGCAGCTGCAGGAATCGGCAAGATGATCGGCGCAGCGCTAAACGAAGGCGGTCAGCTTCAGCAGTCTCTTGGTGGGGTGGAAACGTTGTTCGATACCGCAACAAGCCAAGCTGCAGACATTGTCAAAGCCAACGCAGCCAAGGCTTTCGAGACTGTTGGTGTATCTGCCAATGAATATATGCAGAACGTCACATCATTCAGTGCAGCTCTGATCTCATCGCTTGGTGGTGATACGGAAAGGGCAGCAAAGGCAGCCGATACCGCCATGATCGACATGAGTGACAATGCAAACAAAATGGGTACTTCACTGGAGTCTATCCAGAACGCATACCAGGGCTTTGCAAAAGGTCAGTACACCATGCTGGACAACTTGAAACTCGGCTATGGCGGTACCAAGACCGAAATGCAGAGGCTGTTAAAAGATGCGCAGAAGATTACAGGTGTTAAGTATGACATGGACAATCTGGCAGATGTTTATGAGGCGATTCACGTAATCCAGGGCGAACTGAACATCACAGGCACTACTGCAAAGGAAGCATCATCCACACTGGAAGGCTCTGCCAATGCGATGAAAGCAGCGTTTAAGAATCTGCTTGGGGGCATGGCTACAGGCGGAGACATTGAACAGTTGCTCAGCAATGTGGCAAATACCACAGCTACATGGCTGTTTGGCAACATGATTCCGATGATTGGACGGATCGTGTCAACCATTCCAAGCCTTGTGGCAGGCATCATGCAGACAGGCGTGCCATTGCTGATCCAGAGCATCGGCGACATGGTCACACAGATCGTTACATGGTTTAACGGCGGAGGACTGACAAGCCTCATGTCAACAGGATCCAGTATTGTCCAGACGATCAGCACAGGTATTTCAACTGCTCTGCCGATCATGTGGAGCACTCTGATCACAATGATTCAAGGCGCAGGCGCATGGCTTGGGGAAAACCTTACACCTATGCTGAGGGCAGGACTTCACT